TGACGCCGCATCGTGGCCCTACGTGCCATCCTACGGCGTTGTAACGCCCTCCAGGCGGGTTTCCCGCAGCCGAGCCTCTAGGGCGTCGATGTAGTCGGCTGCCTGCCTCAGAGCCTTCCGCTGCTCGTCCTGGCACTGCATGGCGTATGTCAGCCGCTCGACAAGGTCAACGCCGCAATGGTGATCCGCTAGCCGTCGCAGTAGTTTGGTCAGGTCGTCGCTCATGATTTACCGTCCTTTGGTACCTCAGGAAGCGGCATCCAGTGGGTAACAAGCTTGGTGCGGTACGTTCCCGCACCAGGAACAGCCCACCTATCATCTCGGCGAAGACCGATCTCTACCCTGCTCCAGCCGCTTCGGTAGCACACAAGGACCGACTTTCCTTCTTCTGGCAGCCGCTCGCTTACAGGTATCCATTCGCTCATTCCCGTGCCTCCACTTGGTCGAGCACCTTGGTCAGCATGTCCATCTTGCGGTCCACGCCGATAGTCCAGTTGGCGTGCCACGCCGCGCACGTCTCAGGCACGACAAAGGATTCGCCTTGCCACGGTTGCGGCACGGTAGGACGGCAGACGGTCGCCCAGTTGCTCACCTTGTCCGGGTCCATGCACGCAAGCGACACAGGCAGCCTGCCGCCAGACTGATCCGCCTGCATCCGCAAATTGGCAATCACGTCTTGGTCGGGAAGGTTCCACACTGGCGACAACCGTGCGACAACCTCGAAGAACCAACGGGTCCGCTTGGACATGCGGAACACCATGATGCCCGCACACAATTGGATGACGTCGTCGGCCATCAAAACGTAGTTCGCCTCGGTGACGATGCTGCCCATCTTCGTGGCGTAGTCGTGGAACCCAGGCAACAGGACGACGTCTGAATCGACGTACACCACCGGCTCGTCAGAATCGGGCAGCGACAGGATGGCATCCAGCTTGTCCAACATGCACTCGTTCCAGCCTTCGGACTTGAATGCACCCGTTTCGCACCGTTGCGGATAGCGCCTGGCGATGACCTCAAAGCCCGTGGCACGGTCGATGACGAACCGCTGGCACATCTCGGCGTGGCTGTCGGTGTAGTACGTGAGAAGACGCACGCTCAGTTCTCCGATGGCTTCGTTGCCTTGAACACCGCCGCCATCCACTCGTGCATGTCTGGCTCGTTCTGCAATTCCTTGCGGCGTTCCTTGATCCGTTCTTGCACCGTCTCGTACGTGTCTTCGCTGATGTAGCCGTGTGCCACGATCGACAGCACCAACGCAGACAACGCATCGCTCAGTTGCTCGATGCCACGTGCCAGCGTCCGCTGATTCTTCGTCACGCTCTCGAAGGCGTGACCTACGGCGTGGCGGAAGTCGTCCTCGTTCATGCGGCCCTCCCTCTGCACCACATGACAATCCTTGCATCGCTAGCCGTGGATGTTCGCCCGCTAGTCTCGACAGCCACAATCTCGACTGGTCGTATCTGGTTCAGCCGCTCCTGCATGGCGTGCCGCACGTTGCCAGAGTTGTGCAACGTGTGTGCGTCCAAGCCAGAGTCGTAGACCATGAACGACGCATCGCCGATGGCTTTTGGTGACGCCCACGAGGCCATCAGGAAATAGAATTCGTGCGGACTCAACACGGATGATGCCTCCGCAGTGCCTTGGTCCTGTCAGCGTTCACCTCGTGCCACTCGTCAACTCGTGGCCCTGGCACGCTCTCGATCCAGTGGGGGTTCCAGTGGTGCTCACGGTGCCACGCCGCGCCGGGAACGTGAGCACCACCTTCACCCCCGATGTTCTGAATGCGTGCGAGCAACGGTCGCACCTCGCAGCGGTTGCCACGGGTCAGCTTGTCGATGACGGTGTCCCACGAAATCTGCCGGTCGTCCGCCGGCCACGAGTCACGGATGGACTCCCAGCGGTCCTTCCACGTCGCCCAGCCCCACGGCGTGAACCAAGGCTCACGAACCACGGCGTTGCGGTAGCCCACCTCGTCCGCTGGCGTCCGCTGGTAGCCGCAGACGGTCAGCACGTCGTGGTCCCGCTCGTAGCGATCCAGCCCCCATTCGCAGAACCGCAGGAAGTCCCGCCCCGGCACGGTGTCGTCTTCCATCGCAATGACCCGGTCGTGCTTCTCGAAGCCACGACTCAAGGCGTAGTACGTGTTGACGTTGCAGCCCACCCGGTGCTTACCAACCTCAACGGTTGCCTTGACGTGCGGATACAGCCGGAAGGCGTTGGCGATGTCGATGACTTCGTCCATCACCGGCTCGCACATCAGGTGAATCGGGTACTTGTCAACGTCATCGCACTTGGCAAGTGCCTCGAGCACCCGGCGGGTGTAATCGGGACGGCTGCACAGCGTCATGACAATGGCGGTGGTGCGTTTCATCTCACCGCCCTCCCCGCCAACGCCTCGCCCGTTCCTCCGGCGTCCACGCCGTTTGCACTTCCAGGCACCGCAGCTTGATCGTCTCGTGGCACGGCGCGTCCAAGTCGCTCAGGTCGCACCGCTCCACGTACCGCTTCGCCAGCCCCAGCGACATCCGCCACTTGGCAAGCGTCTGGAACGAATACCCCAACTCCACCGCAATCGTCGCAAGCGGCACGCTGGCGTTCCAAAGCTCGGCAAACCGCTTTCGCTGTTCTGGCGTCATGGCACATGAATCCACCAGCTAGGGCATGTCTCTTGGGTGATGCCGCAAGGCCCGTTCACGAGCGAACACAACGCCGAACGCACCTGGAACGGCGGGTTGTCGTAGTAATCGTGGCCGGCGATGATCCCGCCCGACTTGACCTTCGGCCACCACGCTGCGAAATCGCGCCGCAACCCGTCGTAGCTGTGGTCACCGTCCAGGTAGACGAATGGCACCGACTTGTCAGCGAACTCGGCAGCCGCAGCCACGCTGTCCATGCGTAGCACCCGGATGCGGTCGCTGCCGTGCTTGGCTCGCACGTCCATCGCCTGGCGGTAGCGAAGCTCGTGTTCTTCGTCCGGCCCGTTCATGATGTCGTCGTAGCCTTCGATGTGGCACCAACGGTCAACCATCGCGTAGTCGCCTTGCCAGCGTGCCAAAAACTCGTCTGCGAACTTGCCTTCGGCTACGCCTACTTCGACGCAGGTGCCGGTGAGCCCGAGTTCACGGACGTAGTAGGGGAAGTCGTGGCGGTGTAGGGGTTTCATGACTCGACTTCCTCGATGCCAAGCGTGGTGACAAACTCGTCAAGCATTTCGTGGACGTGGGCAAACGCCGCTTTGATCGTGTAGACGCAGCCGCCCATGCCAATGCGTGACTTCGCAACGCAGATGGCTTGCCGCAGCCTTGCCAGCCGGTACTGGGCTTCGCTGACTTGCCTGTCGTTGATCTCAAAGTAGGCGTCGTGCGCCGCCTGGTGTTCGCCAAAGTCAACCATCACGCTTGCCCTCCATGTCTCGCATACCAGTGGCAAAGCAACGCAGCGTCAGCCCTGCCGTCGTCCTTGGCTCGCTTGAACAACTCGGCACTGTCCGGCCACAGCCGCATCGCAGCGGCTCGGTGTGCATTCTTGTCGCTGCCCACGCCCAGTGCCTTCGTCCAGGCTTGCGGACGCACCAGGACTCGCATCACTCGCAGCGCCCCCAACGTGCCCTCGATAATGCCGAAGCCACGCCCGAAATTGAAGGCACTGGTGGCACCGGACTGCTGCACGCCCTGGACGTGTTCCAAGACAGCAATGCAGTCGTGGCGGTAGATTCCCAGGATCGTGCCAACTCCGGTCGGGCAAACTCGCCGCTTGCCGTTTTCAGTGATAAACGGCATGTCGTGGATGTCGATGATCCGGGTTGCGTCGTCTTTCATGACGGCAATCGCGCCGCTCACGCCTGGGTCGATGCCGATGAGGAATGTGCCAGCCATCCGTGACAAGGTGACTAGGTCGCCAAACCCGTCAAGCCCTATTTCCGGTCACGTATTCCCGCACCATCGCAACGTGCCGCTCGTCGTACCGCTTCATCGTCCCAACCTTCGCCGGCGGGTCGCCAGCAACCGCCTGCGTGATGACGTAGCGGCTCGCCACGATGCCCTCACGTCGCAACGCCGCCTGCACGTCGCCAAGCGTCAGCCAGCCACGCTGCCAGTAGGCACCTCGCAGGGTGTGCCAGGATTCGGTCCAGGGTTGGGTGTTCATGACTCAATAGCCCATTTGAGTTGCCGCATTTCGCTGACGCTTCGCAGTAAGTGCTTATGGGCTTTGTGAGCTTTCGGCAGCTTTGCAGCGAACTGGCGATGCATGGCTTGCATGACCTCAACCACCTCATCCGCCTGCATTGACAACTCCGCTCGCTTCAATGCACCAAACAGGTCGCCTTGGGATATTGCTCCAACAGGCTTGTTGAGCAAATCGCAGCCCATGTCGGAACGCTGCCGGCACCAAAAACGCTCACGCTCATTGATGTCGATTGGCGAAATGCCTTCCTCAATGACTCGAAGCTCTGGCAACATTCCGATGCACCTCAATTCGTCCTGCCACTGGTACAGGGCGTTGTTTTGCTGGTACACAGGCTTTTTTGCTTGGTGTGACTGCCTCCTCCTTTCAAGCACAAACGACTGGCCGACATACCTGCACTGACCATCTCGTGGGTCTATTAACTCGTAGACAACGCCACGGCCACTGTGGCTTGCGGATTCTTTCATGACTGCACCACCACGCCACGCCGCCTAGCCTCACGCTCCTCGGTCGCCTTGCGAACCTTCTCCCACTCCGGATCCACCTTGATCGGTGGCCGCTCGTCGCCGTTCCTGGCCTTCGGCGTCACGCTGTCGTAGCGTCCACCAAGCACGTCACGGGCGAACGCCGCCTTGGAAACGAACTGCGGCAGCGTCACGGGCGTGCGGAAGTACACACACTTCGGCAAGTGCTTGATTGCCGCCAGTGCATCTTCCAGCCAGCCAGGCTCGGCCAGCCGCTGCTCGGTGCCGTCTGGTGGTGCCGCCGGTCGCCACGCCTTGCCAGTGCCGGCGTTCCAGGCGGATCGCAATGCCTGCCAGGAACTCCCGTCCTGCGAAGCCTCGCGCGGAGGAGGAGGAACTTCTCCTTTCATTTCCTCTCCTTTCCTTTCCTCTGGTAACGCCGATGCGTTACGGTCAGCGTTACGGGTGGCGTTACTCTGCCTATTTCGCCACGTTTCCTGACGCCTTGCGGCCAATGCCCTCGACTTCGCAGCCTGCGAAAACCGATCCTCCCACCCTGGGATGGTCAGCGTCTTGTCGCCGACCACGAGCCAACCCGCCTGCTCGACAGCCTTCCAGAACGTCTCGTCGCCGCCGGCCACGCCGGACAGCATGGCGAGCGATCCCTTGACGGTGCCGTCAGCAGTGATGAGCCACGCCCATGACCACAGGCGTACCAGCCGTCCGATGACAACCTCAACGGGCTGCCCAGTCGCAGCCGCCACCTCTAGCACCTCCGGCTTAATGCCTAGGTTGCAATCAACAGGAAGCCATTCACCCGCCATGTGTTCCTCCTATCGTCACCAGTTCGCCGTCCTCGTCCACGCGGGCCATCCCTTGACCGCTTTCGCCTCGACGCTCACGGCAAAGCCGCAATAGCTCAATCGCCTGTTTGACCGTGATGCGGTCAGCATCCATCGCGTCTAGGATGTGGCCCCGGACGCTGATGGGCTGACCTTGCCGCTCGTGCTTGCACAGGCAGTCGGCTTGAAACTTGTAAAGCTCGTGCGGGTCGGCGTTGTCGATCAGCCAACGCAGGTCGGCCATCGCTTTGTCGTTTGCTTCTTCCATGAATATCCTTCCTTGCAGTGCCTACGCACTCGCTTTCCCATCCATTGGCAAAGCGTCAACCGCTGCAATCCGCTCCCCGATCCAACGCATCACCGGCACTGCCATCGAGTTGCCAAGCGCCCGATAGCGTGGCCCGTCCGCTGCTGGCTTGCCTCGATACGTGACAAGCGTGTAGCCATCGGGAAAGCCTTGCAGCCGCTCGCATTCCGTTGGCGTAAGGCGCCTTACTGACATTGCGGTCATGGCAACGCCTTCGACCGGCGTGCCGTTGCTACGCCACCCGCTCCCAGGGTTTGCCCGAAGGCTGCTTGAGACTTCGCACGAGGCGACCGCCGGCGCATGAGCTCCAGCCGCTATCGGGTGGCAGGGATCGCCTGCCTTCGGGCTGCTGTAATTCGACTTGCTAGTGATCTGCGTGGTGTCGAACGGCACGGCCACATAGTTCTGCTGCTTCATGCCAGCCTCTGCTGCCAAGGCACCGCAGATGTCGCCATCGCCGCCTATCTTGCGGACTTCGTCGCGAGTGTTTTGAGTGAACGCCACCGCCTGCGTACTGCACCCACCCTTAGATCCGCAGCCCATAGCGTGCGTAGAACCGTCAACGCTGCTGATAGGGTCTTGCGTTGGGTGGAAGGCGACAATGCCGCCTTTCTGGCTGCGGTGCGTTACCAGCGTGCCCGCGTGATCGCTGTAACTCTCTGCGTTCGCACATTCGCCAGCACGCCACATTGGCGAAAGCACTACGTCGTCTTGCCCTCGTGACTCTCCGGGCCGCTCGATACCCCTGCCGCTGCTTGTAAGGCTTGCCGCAGTTGATCTGGCAATTCCTTCCCACGCTTTTCTGCGCGTCGGAGGATTCCCGAACACGCTTTCGCGCTCAAATAGTACCGCTGCGGCACGTCGCCAGTCTCCAAGGTATCCGACAACGAACACACGACGACGACGCTGGGCGACTCCAAACCATTGAGCGTCAAGAACTCTGTAGGCGAACCCATACCCGAGCTCTGCCAACGCCCCGAGGAAGGTGCCAAAATCCCGTCCTCCACCGCTACTGAGGACACCCGGCACGTTTTCCCAAACGATCCACCTGGGCTGCATGACAGCAGCAAGCTGGACGAATCGGAGGGCCAAGTTACCACGCGGGTCTGCCAATCCTCCGCGAAGCCCTGCAACGGAAAATGACTGACAGGGAGTTCCACCCACGAGAAGGTCAACTGCGCCGTACTCATCAAGCATCTCCTCCGTGATTGCCGTCATATCGCCAAGGTTTGGCAGTCCGTGCCGCTGCTCCACCACTGCCGCCGGAAATGGCTCAATTTCGCTCGTCCAGACACACTTCCAGCCGAGCGATCGCCACGCCACATGCACCGCACCGATACCGTCGCAGACGCTTGCGTACCTCATCGCGGAAGCCTCCTGCTGCTTGACTTCCTGCACGACAGCATTGCGTTGAACGTGAACCGCTCGTCAGCCCAATCGCCCCACCCGCTGCGAAACAGCTTGTTGGCAGCCCGCGTGATGATGTGAGTCATGGCAACGTCGTCGCCATGCTTGCCAGCCATCATCAATGGAACGGCGCCCATTGCCCTCATCTGCTCAACCGACACGCTGAACCTTTCCCGTACATCAGACAGGTACGGCGACCGCTTACCCTTGTGAGAACCCCAGTTCTTCTTGAGCTTATGTGTGCGGCACAGCAGCCCCCACACATGCCACGACTCCAAGGCTGTGTCGGCAAGCCTGTTGACTCGTGATGTAATACGCCGCAGCTCCTCTGAGTACGGGTAGTGGTCACGCGGCAACTCGCAGCTTACAAACGCCGACCAGATCGCCCTGGCAACGTAACCGGCCACGTCTTCGTTTGTAACGCCAAGCACGGTGGCCGGCGGCTTGAGCAAGGCGTCTGCCTTCGCGTCAAGCCGCCGCACCATGTTCCATGCCTCGGCGTCAGTAATGACGCTCATGCTACGGCGACCTCCTGCTCAACCGTCGCATCCCATGCCGGCAGCTTCCGCCTCACGCCGATGTTGTAGTAAGCCAGGAACGCATGGCCGACAGCCTTGTCGCGTGACCCGCCGTGCATGAGCTTGAACGGCTTCGCCTGCCCGAGAACGTGCGATGGCGACTCGGTTGCCATCTTGTTGACAAGCCGCTTGAGATCGACGTCGCCCTGGTAGCGGTGCAGGAACTGAGACAATCCGCCGACCATCGCCTGGTGGTAAGCGTTGTCGTGGCCGCCACCCCACGCCTTCTTGAGCGTCTCAAGCACCAACCGCAGATGTTCCGCGCCACCACGACGGTAGGAGTCTCGGCACGAGTTCACGCAACTGATTGAGCCGCCCTTGCGGCTCTGAGCCATGCCGGTGACGTTCAAGCCGACGCTGTTGATGACCTCAAGGACGGCAACCGCCTCCTCGTCGCCCTCGGCAACGAGTCCCTTGAAAAGCTGATGTGCCGACAGCTTGCGGCTCTTGTTCCGCTTGCGGAACAAAGCGGCCTCATAGGCCGGCCCCGCCGACTGCACGACCTGGCACGGCACCCGCTTGATGCCAAGCTGCCGACAGCTCGAGACTCGCTGGAACCCGTCAACAAGCCACAGGCTGCCGTCCTGACGTTCTGCAACAAGCGGCACGCCAAAGGCGTCCGTATCGAAGTTCTTCTTGATGTCATTGACGTGCTGCGGGATCATCTCCCGCTGGTACTCCGGGGCCACGTTGAGGTCGTCAACGTCGATCATCCTCGTCTCTGGCTTATGAAGGTGCATCGCACCCTCCTTTCGTTGTAAATCACTCTCCATCGCACTGGCTCACGTTGAGCCAGCGTGTTCGCTTCCAAGCTTGTGTTCGTGTTCCAGCCTTCCCGAGTCGCTCGGAACACACCTTCCTGTTCGTGAGATCAGTCCCGCACGGCGCATGACTGCGAGCCTGCGGTTTACCTGTTGCTCTGTAAGGCCGCACCGACGTGCTATCTCGCACTTGCCAGCCGGTCCTTCACGCAACGCATCGGCGATCATCCGGCAGTGTTCGCCAGCAAAGCACTCAGCCGAAGCGGCGGCCATGACGCTTGTAAATGGATCGTTTCGTCGTGACCTAGCCGCCGCGAACAGCGGCAGGGCGCATTCGTCATCAATGAATGTGTGTGACATACTTAGCTTCCTTGCTTTGTAAGCCCCGCCCGCCGGGTCGAACGGCGGCCTGCTGCCAGGGAACCATCGCGGGAAACCATGAACCACGGATGGAGGAACGTGGTTCAGAACGGTATGGAATCCTCCGATCCTGACTGCCCAGCGGCAGCAACCTTCGCAGCCGGCGTGCGAGCGGCAGCCTTCTTGGCCGGCTTCGCAGCAGGCTTCTGCTCCGGTTGCTCCCATGCCGGCTTATCAACGGCATGGAACTCCCCGACGTTGGCGAACAAGCCGCCCTTGTCGCCCGTCGAGTGCCAGATGCGAGCCACAACCGTCTTGCCGACGATGGAGCCATCCACCACGGCATCACGGAGTTGGTTGCCGCTCCAGCCCAACGACTTCGCCAGCGAACCGAGCAACCGAGGCCACGACTTGCTCCCCCGCAACGGGTTGCACTTGACGTAGAAGTAGCCAGGGTCGGCGTGCTTCAACTGGATTTCCAGCCGCTCGCCGCCCTTGCTGTCGTAGACCATGCCAGCCTTGACGATCTCGAACTCGTGGGTGCCTTCGGGAATGGTGGTCTTCTCAGACCGCTCCTCCGGCACGTACTCGTCCAGGTCGCCCCAATCACCAAAATCATCGCTCATCAAATCACTCCTCTGTTGAGCCGGCAGCAACCGGCAGTTTGGAATCAATCGCACCAAGGAACTCATCAACCTCATCGCTCGTCAGTTCGCCAGCCTCGGCAAGCTGCTCGACACGGGCCTTCATCCTGGTCAGCAACCCTTCGGCGGTCGTCTCGGCAATCGCCTTGCGGATGACCGATGACACCGGCTCCGCTGCTTCCACCTTGGCGGTAGGCTTGGCAGCGGGAGCCGGTGCCGGTTGTTCAAAGATTGGGGCGAGCGCCTCAATCGTCATGGGGATGGACGGCGGCAGGCCGTAGCGGTTCTTGGCGTCCCACGCCGCACACCGCTGGCAATAGAGCTTCCGTTCCTGGCCGCCCTTGCCACGCTTCCGCCCGTCCTCGCCTTCGACAATCCGGGTCTGGTAGTTGGCGAACAGCAACGCATCGGCCCACTCTTTCAGCAGCGGTGCTGATTGCTTGGTGAGCTTCAGTTCGTAGCGGTCGTAGCCCTCGTCCATGTCCGGCGGCGAGAACCGCTTGACGGTGGCATGGGCCAGCAGCAGCACGTTGACGCCACGTGCAATGATCTTGTCGCACTTCGCAAGGAACTCAGCGAACCGCTCCGCCGCGATCGTGTAGCCCTTTCCGTATGGAATGTCCTCAATGCTCTTGGGCTGCTTGGGATGCGTCTTGAGCATGTGCTCAATCAGAATCCGCTCCGCCCAATCAGCCGTGTCGATCACAACCGTCTCGTACCCTTGCGGGTCGCCGGCCAGGTCAACGAGCGCACCGTTGAGCGTCACCCAATCACGAGCCTCGACACGATCGACGTCGAACTGCTTCGTGCCTTCCTCGGTGTCAATGAACACCGGCTTCGGGAACTGGCTGCCCAGCGTGGTTTTGCCGATCGACTCAACGCCGTACAGCACGGTGCGTGCTGCGTGACGTTGCCTTCCCTTCACAATCTTCATCTTCCGTCCCTCCATGCCATCCACCCTTGCCGCCTCGCGCGAGGCTGTCGCTCAACCATCAGATTCCGCTGGTGCTCTGTAGCTCCGTGGCTCGTTCCGCTGTGGCGGCTCGTAGACGTACAGCCGCTCGAGCAACTCCTGGTAACGCTTGCGCCACTCTTCCTCGAGCACGTTCTTGTCGCGGCAGTCGCGGCCAAGCCTTTCAACGTGCCTCGCGAAACGCTCGTACCCCAGATACTCAAGCTCACGAACGATGTGCTCGTAGGTAAACGACAGCGGCTCGCGCCAGTTTTCTTTTGGCCGGCTCATGCCACCTCCTCCAACCCGTAGCCCGCCGCCCGGTAGCACCGCACCCGTGGCGTCCGTGCGTACTGGTCTGCTCGCCGCCGCTGGCTAGGCGTCCACCGTGCCTGCACGTCGGCAACGCCTTGCTCGATCTGCTCCGGTGTCAGTTCCTCTGCGAAGCCGCTCTTGGGTGCGACCTTGCGTGCGTGGTCGCTCGCCCGTGGGTAGACGCCGTTCGCCTTGGCGAGCTTCCGCACGGTTGGTGCCGAGACAGAACACCGCCAGATGATCTCCGTGAGCGGCACATCTGCTGCCCACAGCCGCATGACGGCGTCAATCTTCCACGCTGGTAGGTTGCTCATTTCGCCCTCCACGGCACGTACTCGTCAGTGTCAACCCATGTCCGCAGATCCGGTCGGCTAGCCCCGGCTGGGCGCGATCCGTCGCACCCAGCCGGAAGCCTGCCTGGTTTCCCTACCACTAGGACGTAGGCGACGATCCCTGCCGCCAGCAGCAACGAACCGATTCCGACGCCAACCGCGAGCGATACGACTAGCCACGCTATGAATGTCACTTGGGCTTCCTTTCCGTTGCGGCCTTGTCGGCCTGGGTTGCGATGCTGCGTAGTACCGCTCGAGCAATCGCAAGCTCGTCACGCAGCCGCTCGTTGTCGGCGACCAATTTCGCCACCATCGTCTGATGGTCACGACCAAACAGACGCTTAAGGAATCGCGTCATCGCCCCACCCCCTCTCCGACGATCGGCAGCACTTCGTCGCATGTTGCCTGCCAAGCAAGAATGGCCGCAGGCGGGATCTGATAGACGCCGGACGCCACCCGTTGCAGCGAAGCCCGCAGCCGCAGGCTTGCTCGGATGTGCTGCCGCATGACGACTTCGTTTCGCACGCGGCTGCACGTCTTCCGCTGGATGATGTTCTCGCGGTGGCAGCTTCCGTTCTTGCCCTTAGCGATCATGCTGCACCCCCCTTGGCTTGGCAGCCTTGAGCAATCGCCGCAGGATGATCTGTGCGGCAGTCCATCGCCGCTTCTTCTCTGACGGCGACCACTGCCGCCGCACCGTTGACTGCAACTCGTCGGCAGACGCCTCGAGTGGCTGCCCTGGCTGCGAGCCGAGCAGATGAGCTATGCGATTTCGCACTGGGAACTCCTTTTCGTTGGGGGGCATCCATGCCTAGTTCTCTGATAGCAACTTGTCGATCAGCCGGCACAGCCTGCGGCGAAGATTCGCAGCACGATGACCAGCAACTCAACCACCATTCCTACGGTCATGTCTTGGACTCCATTCGTGATGACCAGCACCACCGTCGTTCCATGACGGAGGCGAACTGTAGTTTCTTGATCGCAACTTGGTCAAGGGGGAGTTGAGAAATTTTTTTTCTGGCGAGTTTTTGCCGAGAAAAACGGCACCTAGCCGTGGTGCCACCAGCGTTGCCACCTGTTGACCACAAGCCAGCCAAACCCAAAAAGGCACGCCAAGCTACCGCCGACACCAAAGCCCCTTGATAGCGGAGTGCGTCCTGTCGTGCCGTGAGACAGTGCATAGCCGACTGCGGCCACGCCGATCATGAAGAGAAGCCAGGCGAAAAACTGGTTTGCCTTCAGCCGCTTGCTTGTCTTTTCGATGGTGTAGACGCGTTCCGCCATGGACCACTCCTACGCCGCTGATCCGCTGCGTGGGCGTCCACCTCGAGCCTTGCGAAGCCTTGCCTTCTCTGCCATCACGGCGGCAAGCTCGTCAAGAAAATAGAAGACACGGCGTGGCGATTCCTCGAATCGTTCAAGCTCGCCTTCGCTCCAGAGCTTGCGAAGGTAGCTGCCTGTACAAGCAAACAGTTCTGCCGCCTCGGCGGAAGATACGAGCTTTTGCCCCGTTTTCGGATGGATGACCATTGGTGCCATACCCGTAACTTTACGGGCTCCTCCAAACGTGTCTACCTATTTCTCGCCCCGCCCTCCCCACCTGCATAGGATTGGGGTAGGCGGAAACGCCGATGGGGTTCTGATCCCTTTTCAAGGACCGAACCATCGGAAGTGGTGGGGGCAACAAACAACCTGTCCTCGCCGGAAAAGCCGCTACGACCAGCCCTCGGATGCTGGCCTTTTTGACTGGCACGGATGCGTGACCTAGACCCCCACTAGGGAGGTACACGCGATGACTCTGGAAGACTTTCTGCGGGCGGTCTACGTTCCGCTGCGGCTGCGTGGCCGCTCGCCTGAATCGGTTCGGCTGCTTGAGCACGCTGTGCGGCAGTTCAGCCGGTGGCTTGGACGGCCAGCCGTGCTTGATGACTTCGACGACCTGACGGTGTCTCAATTTTTAGCCCATCGTGGCACCACGCTGTCGCCGTTGTCCGTGGCACGGGAACGCAGCGGCTTGCTTGCCATCTGGAACCTTGCTCAAGCTCGTGGCCTGCTGCGGCTGCGGCCTTGCGTGATGCCGGAGCTGATCCCCGAACGGATGCCACGGGCGTTCACCGGCGAGGAGCTGCGACGGCTCTACGCTTCGTGCGGCGAGGTGCGAGGCTGGGTTGGCCCGGTGCCTGCTGCCGTGTGGTTCCGGGCGTTGTGCGCCACGCTGTTCTGCACCGGCGAACGCATCACGGCGATCCTGCGGGTGCCGCCGGATTGCTGGCGGCGACCGTGGCTAGACGTGCCAGCGGCGTGCAGGAAGGGTGGCAGGAAGGCGATGCTGTACCAACTGCCGCCGGACGTTGCCGACCTGGTGGACGCTGCCAGCCGCCACGACGGGCCGTTCCTGCTGTGGTGGCCGGCGAGCGACACGGCGTTGCGGAAGCGGTGGCATCGCATCACGAGGCGTGCCGGGCTTGGCGACGGGCGAGACGTGCAGTTCCACGCCTTGCGGAAGTCGTATGCCAGCCACCTTGAAGCCGCTGGCGGCGATGCACGGGAAGGGCTGGGGCATTCGTCGGAGGCTGTGACGCGGAAATATTTGGACCCGCGAATCACGCACGCCAGCCGTCCGGCGGACTGGCAGCGGTTGCCGCAGATATGGCAACCACCACCGGACGACGATTCCGGGGAAGTGTCCGGTGTGGCTTGAAAGCCGTCTGGCAAACGATGGCGAAGCGGCGACAATGGCGGCATGAACACCGACCGCGATTCTGCTGCAAGGCTTTGTTCTCGCTCATCTACGCTCGCTCAGGCGTTGCGGATAATTGCGGGCAGCACGTTCAGTGCGGACGGAGTAGCTACCACATGCCTCATGGAAGCGGCAGCACGGCTAGAGCAGCTAGAGGAAATCGTGCGGCCCACGATGCCGAAGGTCGTGGCGGTTGCCGATTCTGTGCCGCCAGACAAGGCATGGTGCTGGGTTTCGGATGACGGCAAGGACTGGTTCCCAGCGATGAGGATGTCGAAGTGTGCGGGCGGCTGGACGAACGTGGACACCTGGGAAGACTTCGATCAGTCCGTGCGATTTTGGGCTCCGCTGGGGCTTGCGCCGGATTCCTTGGATTGAATGCGAGAACTACCTATTAGTCCCGGTCGCGCCCCTAATGGCACTTAGCACCCGGTTCAGGCCGTCACTTAGCACCGGTTATCAGGCACTTATCACCGATCCGCCCACTCGGAGATAACCACTTAGCGGTCGGATTGCGAATCCGCAAGGCTATGCCCGCGTGCCACCGCCAACGCCTCGCACGCACGCCGGTAGGCGTCAATGAGCCGCACGACATCCGCTGCAACGCTGCCACCCGTGCCGGTCCAGCAGTTCGCAGCACCTAGCCGCCTGGCACGCCGCTCCATCTCGGCTAGGTCGGCTGCCGTGACGGGCGGGAAGAGGGTTCTCACAGCGGGTCGCCTTGCACCGCTGCCGCGTAGTCCTCGGCGGTGATCTCGGCCACCATGCCGCCTTGGATGAGTTGCGGCAGCACTTCGCTGGCGGGCGGCCACGTTGCGAACTCGTCATCAACAGCCAGAACGATCCGCCCTTCGCCGTCCCGTGGTGCCGTCGCGGCTGGCTCAATACAAGTGACAGTGCCGAGCGAGTTAGGCAAGCCCCATGCGGTGTCCAGCTGCGTGCGGATGCCTTCGTAGAGTTCGTCGGACGGAGTGCGGAAGTATCTCATGGCGTTCCCCACTTGGCTTTGAGGTATGCGGTCAGGTTGGCGATGTTTCCGGCGGTCAGCAAGCCGCCGTACAGCAGCACCTCGCCGATTTGGCCCGCTAGAAAAAACGACGTTCCAGAAGAAGCGCCAAGCCACAAGCCGCTAGCAACAGTTTGCGTGCCTGCGTTGCCCGAAGTGATCAAGGAATTATCGACATGGATCGAAGACGAAGTGGAGTTCGATACCGTGCGGAACGAGTGCCAGTTCGTGTCCGAAGTGCCGCCGTTGAGGATAGCCCCGCTGAAAAGCGTCCACGACACTCCCGCCTGTCTGTACAAGGCCAGCCGGTTCGTTCCGCTGCCGTCGATTAAAAAGTTTGCGTTTGTGGATGAACCTGCAACAAACATCGTTATCGGCTGCGAAAGCGAAAACGACGGAATGGCAATAGTGTCGTTCGTTCCGTCGAACGTCATTACGTTTCGGCCGTTTCGCCCCGCAATCGTGTAGGCTGGCTGACTGTTGCCAACCCCTTGCGTGCCGTGCCGTCCGTTGCCGCTCTTGTCCGCAATGGCCGACACGCCGGTCGAAACAGTGACTGTGCTGGCGTCGGCAGCGTCGTACCACAAGGCAAGCCCGGAAATACTCCTCGGCGTGAAGTTCCGCCTCGGCACCAGCAGTCGATGGCTCATCGGCATCAGTTGGCCCCCGGTGCGTGGATGCTTGGCTGGAGCCGCTGAACGGCGGCCTTGATCTCCTGCTGCGAGTCGTTTATTTCGCTGAGAAGCTCGGTGTGAGCGCCTAGCAACTCGGTGTGCCGCTGTAGCTGCCTGGTCTGCTCGATCTTGTGTTCTGCCAGGATGTCTAAGGCGTCGGCCTGCTGTGCCTTAATGGCACGGTCCTGCTGCACCATCGGCAGCACGATGTCCTTGTAGACCACGCTGCCGGAACTGTGGATCAGCATTCCGACGACGACCAACGCCGCCGTTGGGAACCCGAATCGGTCGAGCGCCGACCAGAACCACCCCGTGAGCGTTTCCCGCGTCATGCCTTGGCCTCCCGATTCCACCAACGGTCAATGAGCATGTCCACGATTCTGCCAATGGCCCAGCTAAGGATGAACGCCACAAAGACGCTCCCGCACTGTTCACTGTACTGGTCACGCACACGCCGTTTGATCGCTTTCCGGCCTTCCGGCGACAACGTGCGAGCCGTCAGCGGCATGTTGCGTATTGCCAACTTTGTGAGCTTGATGCAACGCTGGCGACCAAGCAGCCCACGTCGCCACGATGACGCGGCCAAGTCCTCCCAGGCGGCTTCGTAGACGTCTTCGGTGGTCATTTGCGGCACTTCCCGTCGGGACAGTTACGGAAGCTCTGCCCGGCGTTAGCAACGGCAGAGGTTTCGTCAGCCAGCCACGCCTGGATGCGGCCTGCGTGGGTCGCATACGTCTGCCCGTCACGGCTTCCCCATAGGATCGCCGCCACCTCGCCCGCTTCGTTGAACACCGGACCGCCGCTGTCACCGTGCCTGGCACCCGTAGAAATCACGATGTGATCCATCGGATGCTCGCGGGTTGGTCGCGCCCGGCCAACGATCCGGCCACGGGATTCTCGGAACGTGGACGGATGCGGCCCGTAGCCGGTGACTGTCAACGTCCCGGCTGGCTCGCTACCGGCCAATTTTGCGGCCACCGACGCTACCGTTTCGCACTCGAGCAACGCCAGGTCGAAAGCGTCATCGGTCTTGATGACCTTGGCCTTGCTTTGAGTCCCGTCCTGGAAATACACCGTGGGTATATTCTTGGAGCTATTCGTGCGGACGACGTGGTAGGCAGTCAGCACACGGTTGCCGCCGATTGCTACGCCGCTGCCACGGCTCACGGACGGGCCATCGCTCACGACGATCCGCACGACTGCCTTGCGGTGGTCTTGCGTTTTATCCTGACTAGCGGCAGCAGCGTTGCCGTGTTCTGGCGTTTTTGCCGGATTTGTGCCAAAGGCGTTTGCCGGGGGCGATGCCGAAGCATCGCTTGCCCGGTCTTGAAAGCCCACGAGGGGATCGCTCGTGTGGGAAAAATGGTCAATTTTCCCTACACCCGAGCAAACGGGGCACACGTACTTCACCGCTGTTTTCCCGACCAATCCGTTGTCGCAGCCGTTCGGGCACATTTCGTCGGCATCGCAATAGCCGGCGAGCCAAAACGACAGCGAGAGGACTATCAGCACCATGCCGACTAGCAGCAGGCAGTCAGTGAAGAACTCTTTGAGTCTCATGCCAGATTCCCCCATGAGTCAGGCATCGTGACCGAGGCGATGGCGTAGCCAGAACGCCATGCCGACTTGACGGTCGCCATCGAGTCAACGCGGTAGACGTCGTACGAGTCTTTTATTTCGCAGCCCTGCCCCGGGAGGTAGCGAACCCAGGGGACAGCGTGTCCGTTGCGGCCAACGTGGTACATCATGCCGTGCAGGACCAGGCACACGGCCTGCTCCCATGAATCAGCAAAGATTGCTTCGACAACTCGAAACATCTTCGCCGTTTCTTCCCAGCCTTCCGGGAACCGTGACAGCGGAATCCACGGCCCGCCTGACTGATTGGAGTTGCCCTTGCCGCTTGTTCCTTGCAACGTGTGCTTGAACCCGTACTGTGCCGGTTGGATTTTGTCCGGCAGCAGCCCGTGTTTCGTCAGCCGCTCAAGCGAGCCTCGCACATTCGATCCGCCCCACTGTCGCGGTTGAACCGGAGAGTAGCCAGACAGCGGCGACATCCACACCGACTGGAACTTCGCGGAATCGGTGTACGTGAAATCCTTGCGGCCACCTTCCGGGTAGCTCACGCCACGCTGCCGGTTCCATGCACACTCAAAGCCAGCGACCGCAGAATGGTAAACGCACTCGTGGCTCGGCGATTGGTTGCTAAGACGGTCGTTGTAGTTCCGAGGCCATGTGCCGTACTTGTCGTTCTCGCGTGCCTTGTCGACCCAGTCCTTCGGGTCGATCCACAAGGCATCCGGGAATGAACGAGCGGCATCGCCGCACATGTCCCGCAAAACGTCCGGCTCGTCGCCTGCTGCCATGTCGGCTGGGTAGCCGTCATCCGGCAGCACGACGTCAACGATCGACGGGTCAACGGGTGCGAATGAGTCAATCATTTCGCCACCCCCTCAATCTGCTCTGCGGTCGGGTTCGTCACCACTCGCAGCACCTTGCCGCCAGCCATCACCACGAGGCACGGCAACCCGGCCTTGCGTGCCGCCTCAAGCGGCAGCTTGTATTGCTCAGGAATGTCGCCATCGCCGTCAGTCGTGTCGTCTTCTAGCAGCGTGGCAAGCACGTTGCGGCGATTGAGCGTGTTCAACGCCGCACGAACTGCGGCGGATACGACGTGGTCATCTTTTTCGTAGACATACACACAACTGTCCACCTCCACCGGCTTGACCACCGGCACCGGCAGCCAATCGCTAAATTGCGATACGTCCGGCACGCCGAACAGCACGAACAAGCCAGCGGCGATGAGGACGAAAGGCTTCACGCTCACTTGCCCTTGGATGGCGACAGCATTTCCTGAACGAGCCCACGAGCCAGGTCAGCCGCACGGGTCTTGCCAGCCTCGTCCAGCCGGATCGAGATGTTTACGACCGTATGCACGTCGCCATCACCACCCTTGCCAAACGATGGCAGCTTGAGCGCCGGTAGCCGCTTCCAGCCTTCCCACAGCCCGTAGCCGACAAGCCCGGCACCTACCGCAATCTGTGCTGCCGCTTCGAGGTCGATCACTTGTCGCCCTCCGGCATCATGTTCTGAATCTGGTCGATGACGTACTTCACGAAGTCCTCGCCTTGCGGCGTGCGGAGCATCGCTTCGAGCCGCGTGACGATGCCGTCGTCCAGCTTCGTCTCGGTCTTGCTTGCCAGGAACTCCACCGCATCCATGACCACAAGCACCTTCTTGTGCCCGTCTGGCTCGGCGGCGTACTGTTGCAGGATGGCGAGCATCGGCGACCACTCGCCGATCAATCGCAGCTTGTCCAGAAAGCCGTAGGCAGGCATGTATTCCATCCTCCGTGACGTGATGGAACCGCGACTGTAAGCGCCGTCCGAGTGACAGACTCCGGCGGAATGCGCCGGAATCTCGCACCTGACTCGGTTGCCGTATCGGTCCCTTGTAAATCCAGCCATTCCGGCCTCCGTGCCGGTACTGTTAGCCTACCCGTGCAGCCACTGCGGCTGACGGGTTTCCTGCCACTTCCGCTAAGCAAGCTGCGTAGCCGGCAATATCAATGGGGTTATCCGGCGAGGGATTGTCGCCCTGATGTCTCGAGCACTTATCTAAAATCATGCAGATGGCCCAATCCTCTGCCGTCAGCGGTTCCCGCAGCTTGTGAGCGAGCACGGCACTGATCGCCCCGGCGGTGCGTGCGAAGTGTTCATTGGGTGGCCCGTACGTGCCGTGGCGGTCCTTGACGGCGGCAAGCGACTCGCGGAGCGTGGCAACTGCAATCGACTCGACAGACTTCTCTGACATCACGCAGACCTGACCTTTCCATCACTTGAAATGCGGTAGTTCTCAATTCCAAACTCGCCATCGCCTTCGACGGTTGCCATCGCAAAGCCGTGGTTCCAGCGGTTGATTCGTTGCCATTCAGGAACGAGGTCGCATAAGCAGCCTGCTGAAAAACAGGCAATCTCCTCGTGCCACATGTTGCTCTCGGTGTGCGTGCTGGTCCTGTGCGAATGCCCCACCAGCACGGTGTGCAGCGTCCGCATGAACGCACCTCGAGCCGGGTTGACCGGAGCAGCAATCCCGTTTGGCAACTCGTGACCGTGCAGCACCGGCAGCTTGCCGACCATCACGGGTCGCTTGTCCTCAACCATCTCGATGCCGTGGTCTCGCAAGTCCAACCACGCCTGCAACGACATGCGGGCTTCCTTGGACAACTCCGGGGCGTGCTGCCAGATGTAGTGCTGCCATCGTTCCTCGTGGTTGCCAGCCTTGAAGACAATCGGAATCTTCGGGAACTGCTGCCGTATCCAGCCAAGAAACTCTCGGCACGCGGCAAGCTCACCCGAGAAGTCCCGCTGTTTCGGGTCTTTCATGTGCCGGCTGATGGAATAGAAGTCGCACACGTCGCCGTTAAGTAGCAACGCTTCTATCCGTGCCTTCTTGAGATGCGACACGGCAGCCGCCACCGCCATCTCGGAGTGATACGGGATGTGAACGTCCGACAGGATGCCGATGCGGCCCGTAGCCTCTAGCACGTAAGGCGTCCACGGCTCGGCGATGCTCGGCGGCATCCGGTAGATGACGCCTGCCTGCCGTGGTTCCCGTGGTGCGGCTGGCTTGACTTCCTTGCGGTGCTGCTTTCCGTGCTGTCCTATTTGCCGCTGCACACGCTGCCTGGCCTGGTCAATCGTCACGGCACCGTTTGTCTCCTTCACCACCATGCGTGCAATGCCGCGTGCCGGATGGTCCGGGTGTGCCTTCACGAGCCGTTTGACAATCGCCGTGATCGGGTCGCCTGCCATTCAGTCCTCCTCGTCATCCTGACGAACGAAGCCATCCTCGTGCAGCACCGCCGCCACGGTCGTAGCGAACTCGGTGACTGCGTCTTCCGTGAGATCTGGAAACCGTGCGTGCGTCATCTCGTGGATGATGGTGTCCAACCTGTCCACGCCTGCCGCCTTGTCACGTATTCGCACCCGTCGCTTCGTCCAGTCGCAATCACCCCAGCGGTCCCGGTACAGGTTCACGACGTACTCGAGCGACCACCACCGGCGGGCGATGTGGATGCGTCTGCGGCGAGCGATGCGTAGCCGTGGCATGGGGTCATGGTGGCAAGGTCGGAAATCGTGTCTAGCCCTGTTTCGTGCCGAATGGCACAGCGTCATTCCACGTCTTTTGCCGCTCTTTGCACGGCGGGCAAGGCTTGACGCCCAACGCCGTGGTAACGGTCGCCACGACGTCGCCGAGGCCACGCAGCGACGGAAACGCCGGGTGGGTGTCGTCTAGCAGCAGCGTGCCGCCGTCCCTGCTGGCAACGGCTGGCTCGACGTCCTCGCGGCTGCGTCCGGTGACGGCACAGCGGCGTTCTAGGGCGGCAGCGGTGAAGCGGACTAGGGGCATCCGCAGTCCTCTGCGGTGGCCGGGAAGGTGTCGGTCATCGTGATGGTGCCACGGACGGAAACTTCGTCGGCGGTGCATGGCGGGTTGATCGACAGGTCTTCGGTCAGTTCCTGGTAGGAACCATCGAACGCACCAGGCGTCCATTCCAGCCCGGTGTTGAATTCGCTGCCCAGCAAGACTTGCATTCCAAAGCACACCGGGCTGGCGTTGATCGCACCGCTAATGACCAGCGGGTAGGACGCACCGCTCGGGATGTCCCACGACTGATCCACGCTTGCCGTCTTGTACGCCGTGTCGTCAGCAATCGGCGTGCCGTTGAGGCATACCAGCTTGCTGAGTGTCTGGTCGTCCGGGTCAAAGTAGAACGTGGCACTGCCGCTGGCAGCGTTGAACACCCGTGGGTCATTGCAGCCCACGAAGAAGTCAAGGAACTCCAAGTCCCACTCGACGGTCACGCAGTGGCCCACGACGTCGCAGCCGGCACAATGGCAGCCGCACGGCCAGAAGCCAATGCCAGGCATTACTGGCACTCCCCGGCGATGGCATACCAGCCAAAGCCGTTGTTGCTCATGATGACCCACTGGGAAGTCGCCACGGACGTGGCAACGCTGGACATATCCGCCATGATGTTCCAGGCGACAACCGTGCCAGCATTGCTTGTAGGGATGCCAGCCGTATTCGGCTCGCCTGCGTAGACGGTCACTATCTTGCTCGTCTGCTTGTCCCACGCTGCCGTGCCGATCGTCCCCAGCATGATTCGCACGCCGGGATTCGCCCCGCCACGCTGCGGCCCGCCCAGCTTGATCTTCGGCGGCATCCGCTCGGACTGGCGGACCATCTTGCCGATACGCTTGGCGTCACGCTCGTTGAACCCGTACGTAGACACGGCTCACTCCGAGAGAATGACGTACTGCAGTTGCACCGGGGCGGCTGCGTTCGCCTGGGCACCCATGACAAGGTCCGGCTTAATCGGGAACACCGCAGGGTTGCCACGTCGCAGCCTGACCACTTCTGTCAGGTTGGTGCCGGACAGCGAGCCAACTGAGATATACGCCGTGCCGCTGGTTGCCGTGGATAGGTTGCGGACAGCCACGTAGCCAGCGGTGCTGACGTCGCCGAAGGCGATTGTCTGGGCGGCAGACGTGGATACCGTGACGACACCGGCAGCGGCACCCACGGCGGCCTGGTCGATGCGGATGTTGGCGAAGTTTGCCTGCTCTGAGAAGTTGCCCTTGTCGGCCCGAAGGCTAAGGCTGACGGCGATCTCATTTGCCATGATTGCTCCTAGACGTTGCAGTCCACAAAGATGTTGCCAAGCTCCTTGGCTTCGTACGGGTAAAGGTCAAGGGTTACTAGGTCGCCGTCGGCAAAGCCGGCTGGCAACGCGGCACCGTTGGCGTCAAGCGGAACAGGCGTGCTCACGGGATTACCAAGCTTGTCCACTATTGCTTTTCGATCGCCGCCATTGATCTCGTTAAACCCGGCATTGATGTATTCCACGTACCAACCCTTTGGGTTGAACAGGAACTCAATCGATATGCTCCATTTCTGGGTTTTTTCATCAAACTCGCCGGACCACCCTTGGCAGCACACGGTGTAAGGCACAGCCCCAAGGAACTGCGTGTTGTTGCAAGTGTTCGCGTAGGCGTTTAGGTTCTCGAAGTTTGGCGACACCACGCCCGGGTTGGTGTACGTCAGCGCCACACAGTTGACGTTCTCTTCGATACCTTCGACGGGGTCGCCTGCTGCGTTGCGTGGCGG